AACACATGACCATCTAAGTTTCTCTCAACATACTTATTGTCAATAAGATAATTAATATGATTTAAAGTCAGTTCAATCTGAGGCTTTGATAGACAAGTTATCTTTTTATTCATTAAAAAAATATAAATTCTTTTTGTTTATGTGTAAAACTTTTTTGTGTCGGCAACAATTAATTACCAAGGAAAAGTTGCATTACCTTCTGAATCTTCTTTAGCAACAGCACCATGAACATTTTCATTAAATGAAATATGGCTTTCAATTTCAGTTTTACAATTTGATAGTTGTTCTGAACCGACTCTACCTTCCACCCACGATATCACATTGGCTTCTGTAACAGAATCATACTCTGTAAAACCGCTTGATAAACCACTAACATTCATGTCTAAATCAAACTGGCTCTGACCATTAATACTGCCTATTGTTTCACTTGTTCCAGTTAAAGTAGCTGCCACTCTAAGTATTACATCAGTATACGTTTTCCCACTCTCTGTAATATTTTTTGTATATAACTTTTCTATTGTCCATTTGTATGTTGCCATTATCTACTCCTTAACTCTGCACTGTTCCTGATACTGTTCCATTATTTGTAAAAGTAAAACTTATTGGTGATGCTCTTTCAACTGCTAATCCAGCGGCTCCTCCTGAACCACCAGAACCACCACCAGAACCACCAGTTGTTGAACTTGTACCAGTTGAACCAGAACTTCCTCCAGCACCAGCTTGACCAAAGCCTCCACCAGCACCTCCAGCACCTCCAGCACCACCGTTTCCAGCAGAGCCAGTTGAACCAGAGGAACCACTAGCACCAGAGTCTCCTGCAGGTAAGTTCTGAAAACCTCTACCTAATCCTCCAGCACCACCAGCACCACCGTTGTGTCCAGTTACTTGGTTTTGTGATTGTTGTTGTTGAGGATAAGTTCTTCTTATATAATATCTATGACTAGTGTTAGGTCCGGGGTCACTATATTCATTATGTGCTCCATCAGATTGAGCTCTATGATATGTGTATTGACCAATAGTATAACTGGTTGTGCCAGTACCAGAGGCTTGTCTAAGTAAAGAATTACCCCAATAAATTCTATAGTAGGGACTGCCAAATCCGGGTCCTTGATATGTGTTCCAAAATTTAAAACCACCTTCACCTGAATTACGTTGTATTGCGGGACCTTGTTGAGCAGTAGTTTGTTGTTGCTGTTGTTGTTGGAGGTTACCACCTTTTCCGCCACCTCCGCCGCCAGCGCCGCCTCCGCCACCAGCAAAAATACTCCCATTGTTAACAAAAGTACAATCACTAGCAACTTTTATAGCGTCACCACCAGCAGATCCGGCAGATCCAGTGCCACCATTGGCAGAGCCTGCACTACCGCCAGCACCACCTGCACCGATAATAGTTCCGTTATTAGTGATAGTTATTGGACCAGAGGCACCTGAATCAACCTCCAAGCCATACTCGGCAGTATCGTCTGCACCAAGAGTAGTGTTAGCTGGTATGGTTACAAATTTTGGATAATCTACAGCGTAGTCATCACCAAATTGATCACTTAAATCTGACTCTGTAATAGAACCAGTTGCATATGTAAAACTAAAACCTTTAGCTTGATCGTAAAAATCACTTACGTCAAGGGCACCAGAGGTTGCAATAGAAGCGGCAAGATTTGTTGCAGGATTGTTGCCAGCTTTTTTCCTTATATTAGAACCACCTCTATACAGATCACTAAGACTTATTGCACTAGAACCACCTACAAATTCAGTCCTTAATGCAGAGAACGCTAAAGATTGTCCGGAACTAGGTATTGCCACTGATTAGCCTCCGTTAAGAATTTGTTGTTTTAAATGTTTTACTTCATTGCTAAGTTCTTTAACTGCTTCCATCAAAACTGCTGTTAGCTTACCATAATCTACAGATTTTGTTTGCATCTCATCATCTGCTGTCATAACAACTTCTGGTACAACACCTTCCATATCTTGTGCTAAGACACCAATTTGTGTGCGAGGCTTTTCTACATCATTTCTCTTATAATAAACACCTTGCATCTGCATAACTTTTTCTAAAGCATTTGAAATAGGTTCTATATCAGTCTTAAGTCTTTTGTCAGAGAAAGCTGTTACATCATTGTTAAATGTCGCTGCTCCAGCAGCAGACATATCTAATGTAAGTGCTGTTATTCCAGACCCACCATCGTTGCCTTTAAACAACATATCACCATCTGATACCGAAGAGGTAATAACTAAATCATTACTTGATTTTGCTATTAAACCAAACTGAGTCCCATCATCTTTTAATATAATGTCTGCACCACCGGCATCAAGTATAATATCTCCAGCAGAATCAAATGTCATATCACCCGAATTTGTTTTTACTGTGCCAACATTTACAGATCCACCAGATAAATCTATATCTATTAAAGCATCTACAACTGCTGCACCAGAACCAGCACCATCAAGATAGACCATCTTAGTATCACCATTGCCTATCGTCACATTGGCACCACTGCCTTGTGATATATTTATGCTTTGAGACCCAGAGGTTGCATTTTCAATTATATGCACTCTTTTCATGGTATTAGGTGCAATAGTTAAGGTTCTTGTTGCTGTTAAATTTGTTGATGAGGCAACTTTTATAAATAAAGCTCTTGCACCATCTGATGAACCATCTGCAACGGTTTCTGTTGCATCTGCGTCAGATCCTAGAGTTATAGTGGCAAAACCTAAACCTTCGCCTATAAGTTCTAAATTTGTGTTCGTTGATGTGCCCCAAGTACCAGATTCGTCACCTGTGGCTATCTCTTTTAATCTAAGGTTGTTAGTATATTCTGCCATTTATGCCGCCTTTTCTATCCAATTAGCCACTTGCGTGGGTTCAATTAAACTATAAACTTGCTCCTCACCAGTTGCACCGGTTGCACTAACTCCGGTTAAGGATACCACAGAAGAACCTAATTGTGCAAGCCTATTAGAAGAAAGAGCTGACCCAAATATATTTAAACCCACTAAACTATTTGTATTTAAAATTGATAGGCCTGCTAATGTTACTGCAATATCAGCACCCGCAGTAATAGTTTCTTCACCTAACGCTGTTGTTCCAAGAACAGTTGTAACCGGAGCTCCAGTTGTTGTTGCTATTCTAAAAATAAAAGGAGTATTTGCCTGTCCACCCATCGCTGAATGTTGAGTACAATAATAGTACAATGTAGGAGCGCCTGTTGCTACCGTTATTTCTGTGTAAGCACCCGAACTTCCGGGTGTTCCAACAGTTGATACTCCAGTTGTATATTGAGTTCCACCACCATGTGTCCCATTTGCAGTTGTGCTAAATCTTAGTGGGTGTCCTGAGTTACCTATATATTCTGAAGAACTTTGATCAAATCTGTAAGTGTTACCTTCAAACAGTTCTAAAGTGTCTTGTTGTACACCATCAATAAAATATTTATTTGCACCACTTACTTCTCGAACAGTAACCGTTTTAATTATTGTTGTCGCAGAATACCCACTTGTGAGTGCAGAAGCAGACACACCAGTAGTTGAAACAAGAGCCGTGCCACTAACTGCCTCATCACCAATGTTTACTGTGCCAGTAAGTCCAGTTTCAACAACTCTTGCACCAGCTCCAGCCAGTGCATCACCAATCGCCATAGTCCCTGCAACACCAGTTACACTAAATGCGCATGTTCCTGTAATTGTAGGCGCACTAAGTTGACCTTGTGCTTGAAACCCAGTCGGTGTAAGAGTTTGTCCTACATCAGCAAATACACCACCGCCCCATATGTGCGCACCCCAAGCATCGCTACCCCAACCAGATAAAAAGCCTATTGTGGCCTCTAAACCAGTAACACCGAAAGATATAGGTATTTTAGGTAATACAGTGCCAACTGAAGCAGTTGTAGATATACCAGTAGGTGTGATGATATGAATACTACTAGCTGCTACTGTACCAACAGCACCAGTAGCTTCAAGGCCCGTCTCTATTACTAGAGATCCAGCAGTGGTTCCTTCATCTCCAACGGCTGTTGTACCAGCAACACCAGTAACAGCAAAAGAA